TTAAGAAATATTGTTGCTAACACAAAACTAAAAGGCGTTTTAATGCCGTTTAATTTTAGTTATAAAATAAATATTAACAAATAAATACAATAATTATGAATACATGGCACAAAGTTAGTGTAAAATACACTAAACAATTTAATAATGGAACTCTAAAAAGAGTCACAGAGAATTATTTAATAAACGGCATCAATTTTACAGATGTTGAGGCAAGAGTGCATCAGGAGATTGGTGCATTTGTCAGAGGAGAGTTTGTTGTAAAAGCAATAAAAAATGAGGATTTTTCTGATATTTTCCAATATGATGATGCGGAAACATGGTACAAAGCAAAGGTTGTTTATGTGTCTGAGGATGTTGACAGTGGCAAAGAGAAAAAAATAAACAACAATTTTTTAGTATCTGCACACTCAATTAAAGATGCAGCAGAACGAATGGAGGAGAGTTTAAAGGGCCTCATGGTGTCATTTGATATTACCAAAATTGAGGAGTCAAATATATTGGAGATTTTTCCGTATATTGCACAGGAGACTGAGGAGGAGTAAAAATTAATAAATATATTGGCATCCTGCTGCAGACAAGTACCATCATGGCTGATTGGACTCTCTGCAAATGGATGCCTTTTTAAAATCAAATCAAAATGATAAAAATAATAATAGCATCTTTAATTGTGACAGTTACATTGTTTTTAATGTATGCAATGATTGTATTTTGTTTCACAATATCTCCAATATTAGGGAGTTTTATGATAGTGTTTGCAGTCTTATTTTTGTTTTTTTCTCTAATTTCATTAGGCAGAGAGGCAGCAAAAGAGGAACAAAAAAAACATCCAACCAGATCAAAATTTGCTGAGAGATTAGAGGAGGCAAAACGAATACAGGAACAAAAAAGAGATTAAAATGGCATTAAAAATAATAAAAAAGCAAATAATAAAATCAATCTCAACAGATGGAGATTTATCAAAAACAATTACACATGTTTTGTTTGATGATCTGGATAATGAGTTTTGTGTAATAATTGAGCAACTTTTTTTGGTTGAGTCAGATGTTGAGCCTAAAAAAGAGGATGCACAAATTATTAGGAAATTCAAAAATAAATATCTACACATAAACAGTGTATCATTTAAAGCAGATACATTTGGCAAATTATTGGGATTTATTGAGTATGCAGATGGGGGAACATTAACAATGGAAAACACAAGAGATGAAAACATTTAAAAAAATATTAATATACCCAATATTATACATTGACAGGTTTATTGTGGCCCTGTTTCCAATGCTATCATCAAACAGAATTGATTTGCAATACTTAAACATGAAAAACAAAAAAAACTCAATTACAAGGGTTGCACTATTGTTACTAATAGGATGCATGATTTATTGGCCATACTTTGCTGCATTTGTGGGAGGTTTCTCATTTGTGTATGTGTTGTATTGGGTTGTAAAAAATTACATTACCAGATCAAACAAAAAATAGTAATATGTTTAAAATTTACTCCTTTGAAGTTCTTATTGATGGAATAAAAAAACAAGTTTCATTTTTTGAAACAAATGAAATTGATGCAAATAAAAGAATTAATAAGATTATTGAAAATAATAAAAATATTAAATTAAAAAAATAGTCTGCAGTGAGTCTGCAGTGAGAATTATGGCAAACGAGGATAATTTAAAGCCGTTTAAAAAAGGAGAGAGCGGCAACCCAAAAGGGAGGATAAAAGGCTCAAAAAACAGGAGCACAATTGTAAAGGAATTATTGGAGACAATATTGCATAAACAAAATCCAATTGATGAGTTTGACGAAAACAAGGAGTTTACTGCAGAGCAGATTATTATGGCTCAACACATCAGACAGGCAATGGAGGGAGATGTGCAAAGTGCAAAATTAATTTTAGACTCTGCATACGGTACACCAAAACAAACTGTTGAGACTACAACATTGGATGTGACACCTCCAAAAGTTAGATTTATTGATAATGATGAGGATAACCATTTGAAAGGTTAATTAAAAATTAATTAAATGGAATACACACTATTTTTGACAGGATTAGCAATTTTATTTTTTAGAGTATTAAATGAGCCTCATGAAAAAAATTAAAATCAAACCATTATCCATCAATGAGGCATGGAAAGGGAGCAGATACAAAACAAACAAATACAAAGCATTTGAGAGAGGTCTGTTGTTTTTATTGCCTCAGTTGAAAATACCAGATAAAAAACTGCAACTCAATTTGGAGTTTGGTTTTAGTAATAAAGGCAGTGATTTGGATAATCCTGTGAAATTAGTGCAGGATATTTTGAGCAAAAAATATGGATTTAATGACAATCTAATTTACAGGATTGTATTAGATAAAGTAATTGTAAAAAAAGGAGATGAGTACATTAAATTTGAGATAATTAATTATGAAACAAATAGCAATTAGAGTGAGGTGCACATCATTAATGAATTGTAAGGATGATTTAATTGAGCTAAATAATTATCTGAGTGATGGGTGGATAGTTCGGCACATTACAAAGGCTGAGGATGCTGCAATCAGCATTGTGGATTACATATTAGAAAAAAATATTAATTGAGCACTGAAATAAAAATACCAAAAGTTTATAAACCACTATTTGAGTTGATTGAGGGCCATCATCCAACAGTGGATGTTGTTATTGTTACAGGTGGGAGATACTCAGGAAAATCATTTACTGTGCTTTTAGGGTTGGCCCATGCAGTTGCCCAATTTCAACACAGATTATTGCAGGCACGTTATACAATGGAGTCTGCAGGTCAATCAATTATACCTGCATTTAAATCCAAATTAAACTTATTAGGTTACTCAGATTATTACAGAATTAATAAAAATACTATTGAGAGTAAATTTAATCACTCACGAGTGTTTTTTAAAGGAATGAAAACAGGCTCAAATGCTCAGGATTCTGCATTAAAATCATTGGATGATGTTAGCATTTTCTGTGTTGAGGAGGCGAGCGAAATCCCAACATTTGAGGCGTTTGATAAAGTACATCTATCTGTGAGGCCAATGGATGTGCAGGGTTTTAGTGTCTTAATAATGAATCCAACACACTCATCTCATTGGGTTTATCCAAAATTTTTCTCTGATAAAGGAGTAAAAGCAGGATTTAATGGCATTTTTGATGGGGTTATGTACATACATTCTGTTTGGACAGATTTAGATGAGGACATGATTACACCAATGCACCTGAGGAGATACAAGGCAGCAAAGGCATTTTTTGAGTCAACAACATTGGAGGAACTGGAGGCAGTAGGGGACCAAAAATTAATCAAAAAATTTATTTGGTATAGAGATGTTGTGTTGGGTGGTTGGCGTGATTCAATCGACAATGTTATATTTGAATATTGGGAGGAGTTTAATGAGTGGCCTGATGAGGAGCCTATTTATCATACATTAGGTTTGGATTTTGGATTTAAGGACCCAAATGCATTGGTTGAGACTAAATTTTATGAGGATGCAATTTATGTAAAGGAGCATTTATTTAAACCAGATCTCAAAAACTCAGAGATTGCAGATGCAATTAAAAAAATCTATTCAGACAACGGCAATGAGATTTATTGCATTGCTGATAATGCGAGACCCGAAATTATAAGAGACTTAAATGAGATGGGTTGTGCAGTTGTTGCATGTAAAAAGGGTGCAGGTTCAATTAAAGATGGTATTGCAAAAATAAACTCAACAAATTTATTTGTGCATAAAGACTCAAACGACCTGCAGAACGAATTAAACAATTATCATTATGTTGAGCGTATAAATTCAAAAGGGGAGCGTAAAATTGAGCCTGTGGACTCATTCAATCATTTAATTGATGCATTGAGATACAGTTTATCATTGTATTAATCATTTTTATTTAGAATAAGTCTAAATAATTAGTATATTTGATAATTATTTTTGTAAATTAAATGCAACTATTATTGAAATATGGAATTATTTAGAGGATTAAAAAAGGCATTTAGCACATCAAAATCATCAGTTTACAGTGTGAACAATTTGGATTTTGAGAAAATGAAAAACTTTTTTAGTTGGGGCAATGACAAAAAAAGCATCAAAAATTATCTCAATTCGTATGTAAAAAATCCATTGGTTTACATGGTTGTAAATAAAATATCTCAAACCACTGCATCAATGCCTCGTATTGTTGTGGATGAAAAAGGAGTTCAGGTTGATGGTTCGGACATTGATAAAATCACATCAAACCCAAATGCAGAACAGTCACAAATTGAATTTAATGAGGAGGTAAATGAGAGCATGTTGCTATCAGGCAATGCATACATTTATTTTGAAAAGGAGGAGAGTGATTTGATTAATGACAGGATGTTTGTTTTAAAACCAGATCACATAACTCCTAAATTCAGCAAATTAGGTGTTTTATTATATTGGGAGTATATTGATGAGTTTGGCAGGATAAAGGTTTATGATGTTGATAATGTACTGCACATAAAAACATCCAACATTGTAAAAGATGATAATAATTATTATTCAACAGGCCTGAGTCCTTTGGAGGCAGGATGGATTATTGTGCAATCCTCAGACCAAAAATTTGAGGCAGAGGCATCAATATTTAAAAACAGGGGTATTATTGGAGTTTTATCATCAAACTCTGACACTCCAATGCTACCTGGTGAGCGTAAAAGATTACAGGATGAGTACGACAAAGAAATGGGAGGAGCATCCAAATTTAACAGGGTAAAAATATCATCAACAAAACTGAGTTACATGCAAACAGGGATGAGTCCAACGGATTTAAAACTGTTGGAGGGTATTATCTCATCATTGAGGTTGATTTGTGGCCTTTATGGTATGCCATCAGTTTTATTTAATGACACTGCAAACAGTACATTTAATAATTACACAACTGCAGTTGGTGTGTCTTATTCGGATGTTTACATACCTTTAGCAAACAAAATTGATGCAAAATTAAGTACTTTTTTATCAGACAAATATGAGGTTGAGGAGTATATTGTTGTTGACTCATCAAAAGTTGATGGTATTAAATCATCAACAAATGAGGTTGCTCAATTATTAGGTGGTTTATCTCCATTATTAGCAAATAAAATTGTTGAGGCCATGACACAAAATGAGGTTCGTGATGTTGTTAATTTGAGAGCTATTGATGGAGGAGATGAATTGCCAACACAATCAAATGCATCAAATCCAGGTGTTAATGTTAATTTATAGACATGAAAAAAGGACTAATAAAAAAGGTTGAGAGCCTACCAAATACAAAAAAGAAAAAAGCAATTTTAAAAGATATTGAGGACAAAAAACAAAAAACCATTAACAAATGATTAAAAGCGTATATTTTCCAAATAGAACATTTACAAAAAAAAGTGAATTGTTTAAAGCATTAAAGGAGCAAAAGGATGAGTTAATTGGTTTAAAAAAAGCCTCAATAATTAACTCTGATGGATTAAAATCTGAGACAACAAAATTGGATGGCATGGCTGCAAAGGTTGTGCATTTAGATGATGATTTTAGTTATCACGTAATAAATACAACCAAATACATGGACTCACATAGTGATGTGCATATTGATGGCATTTGGAATAAATCACTATCTGACAAACAAGGAAAAATCTATTTTGTTGCAGATCATGATTTATCAATTAAATCTGTTATTGCATACCCAAAGGATGTGACAATGTATGTGCAGGATTTACCATGGAGATTATTGGGAAAAGATTTTGATGGCAATACTCAGGCCCTTATGTTTAAGGTTGACAAAAACAAAATTGTTTTAGATGCTGCAAAACAAATCATTGAAAATAAAATCGATATTGAGCACTCAATTAGGATGCAATATGTAAATATTGAATTGGCAATTGATGAGATTGGGGAGGATTATGAGGAGGAAAAAATGTTATTTGATGCAGTAATTGGCAGCATTGCAAACAAAGCACAGGCAATTGAGCAGGGTTATTTTTGGGTTGTTACTGAGGCCAAAATATCTCAGGAGGGCAGCATGGTATTAAGAGGCTCAAATGATGCCACTCCAATACTGACATCTGAAAATAAAACACAATCAAATCCAGATCAAAAGGAGGAGGAAACAAAGGAAAACATAAAAACTTTTAACAGGTTTTTATTTTAAATATATTAGCCGTACATTAGTACACTAAACATGAGCCGCTTTTTAGCACTCAATAAATTAAATGAAGTTGAACG